AAGTAAATCTCCTTGACCTGTATTTGGGTTTCTTGATATACGCAATGATCTAGTACCAGCCCTTCTACCCATTCTTGCAGTCTGTCTTTTCCTACGAGAAGGTGCAGCATTAGATGTAGTCTGCTGACCAGAAACAGTAGTACCTGCACGAACAGAAGTTCTACCAATAGTTCTCATTTTTGGTGCTGGCTCTGTAGGTGCTGGTGGAGGAGTAGGTGTTGGCGGTGTTAGTGCTTGTGGGGGTGGTGCAGGTGCAGGTGGGGGGGGAGGAGGAGTTGGCCTTGGTGGAGGTGGGGGAGGAGTTTCAACTCTGCGAGGTGGTGGTGCAGGGGTGGGTCTTCTTGGTCTTCTTGGAGGACACATGATAATTAAATGTTAAGGTCTTCAGTTGTGTTTGATTTTTTAAGTAAAGGTATTCGTAAAGAACGTGTACCTAAACGTCTAGCTCTTTGTTGTCTTTGTCCTGTTCTCTTTCTACCTGTTTCACCTGTAGTCTGTTGCCCTGATACTGTTGCTCTTGAAGGTGCTGGTCTATTAGGTGCTGGTCTAGTTCTGTTACTACCTACAACAACCCTTTCAGCAGTAGGCTCTGGCTTTGGCGGTGTCGGCCTTGGCTCTGGCAAAGGTGGTGGTGATGGTCTGCTTCCAAAACACATAATTAATTACCTTGTTGATTTCATAGCTTTTCTGGCAGCAGCAGCTTTTTGAGCTTTTGACGCTGGCCTTGGCCCTCTTGAGACTCCTGATCTGAGTCTAGCACTTCTTTCACTTTTTTCCTTTGCTCCAAGACCTCCTCCACTTCTTGATAGTTTCTCTTCAACTGCTGCAAGGTTAGGGTCAACGTAAGTTCCTTCTTTCTTTTGTCTTCTTATCTTTAATTCTTCTGTTGCTTTCTTTGTATCTTTTGGATTCTCTACACCTGTCTGACTACCTGTAACAACAGGAGGTGAATCATCAAACTCAGGTCTTTGAGGTTGAGGGTAACTACGACCACCGCCACCGATACACATAACTAATTCTCCAATACGTTTTCGGTTAGCATGGTTTCTTTTTGTCTTAGTTGCTGTTCGATTAAATAGTCAACAACATACCTCTGCCCTGCACGATACCACACTTCTCGATCTGATAGCGATAGGTCTGGGTGTCTGTTAGGAAACACACTATCTAAACTATTTATAAGTTCGTCAGTAATTACAGGTAAAGACACAAAAATTAAAGAGCTATCTCTATATTATATGTTAATGTGAAAGTAACAAGGAGTGGTTACCTTGTTGCAACGCAAGACTAAACAAAAGATGTTTGCAAAGTCATAAGGGCTTTTGTTTAGTTTGAAAACCTCAAGAGAGTGGTTCCTCTTGGGGTTTTCTTTATGGAAATCTATGCTATATTGATTTTACAAGTCCATGATTCGGTCACTTCACTAGGTTGATCTCCTCCCAGACCTCTTAGTTGTGTCTTTTTTGGACAAGGGAGGTAACTAAATCTTTCTGCCGATCTCACGTTTAGGTTAACTAACCTCTGACCTAAATTAAGTGTGCTACTAGGAAAGATAAGAGGTTTACAAAGAAGCACTAACAACCCATGCTACTGCGTTGTTGGTGCTTTCTTTTATGGGTTCCAAAGTTTTACTTCACCTGTATTGTAATCATAATCTCCTTCTCGTAATATCCTTGTAAGCCTTGCGTTCAAGATAGCATCAGCAATCGTATAACCTTTTTTAGTATATGTTTCCTGTACCTTAAACCATAGTGCTTCTTTGGTATCAGGTGTACTAGCTAAAGTCTTTGAAGCAGTAACCATACCCATACCTTTGATACCTAGTATTCCGTCACCTGCATCACCAGCTAACGACATCTCAAACCAATGCCTGTCTGCTTTTTTGTTTGTTATATGTTCTATCGAATCATCAGCTATAAGTTTGCATGGTAGTGTTCTCATATCTTTATCAACTGAAACTATTATCGGGTCTTTGTATCTGCCATTGGTAGCAAGCAAACCAAGTACGTCATCTCCTTCTAAGTTTTCATAGGCAACAGTTTCATATCTTTCTTTTACTTCTTTGATAACACTCTTGAGTGCTAGTGGTTTACGTTTACCTATCCTGTTGATCTTATACTCAGGAAATATCTCATGTCGAAATGTAGGGTAAGAAGTAAAGCACATAACTATGTCATGCTTGCTATCAGCAATAGTTCTATAAACATCTAATCTGTTCTCTATCAAATTAAGTATGTCTCTTTCATCAGAGTGAAGAGTATGCTCCCAATCATTCCATCTTGTGTCTTGCTCACAGGCACAACATGAATTGTAGATCAACCAATCAGCATCAATAAGTAAAGTCATAATTAAATAAAGTCCTCATATACAACAAGCCGACCTGTCTTCTGGTCGTACAATAATTTATCTACTTCTCCTGTCATACCAGTATGTCTAGATTTCAGTACTTTAAGCTGTAATCGCTGTCTCTCACTAGCAACTCCTGTCTGGTTTCTTGAAGCTGACATTACAACATCTGATAGTTGAAGAAGACTATGACTACCTCTCAAGTCAGATGTATCAACCTCCCTGCCCGACTCATGTGATTGTCCTTGTGGCCTGCGTAGATGACTGACCAATACAATAGCTATACCAGTAGCTTCACTCAAACTTCTAAGCTTGGTCATTATTATGTCTATTGCTTTGCGTTCATTATCTAGTTCCAGACCAGACAAGACTATGCTTATGTGATCTAGTATTACTACCTTCACTCCATCAACAGTAGCTAAATATCTTATCTGTTCTAGTAATACATCAGGTTCAAGACTTCCAAAGTGGTTGTATAAAAAAAGATTGCGTGTTGATGTGAGTTTATCAAACGCAATCCGCAGATCATTTTTAGTTATGCCATCTTCATTTAAGTGCAAAGGAATGTTCAAGTCAATACCTACAAGACCTTGAAGAGTTCTTTGTACTGATTCTTCTAACCCAATGTAACCAACCTTGAGTTTTCTTTTAAGGAAGTGATGGCATAGCTCCCTGCATATCGTAGATTTACCTGCTCCACTTGCGGAAGCTACTGTAAATATCTGACTAGGAAACAAACCTCTTGTGTATTCGTTCAGCTTTGGAAATGGAAAGTCTGATACAGGTTTACTTGTTTCTTTGGTAAACAAATCCCAAGCGTCTGCTGCATTGATTAGAGAGTCAGGTCTTACTGGTCTAGCTTTCCATAATCTATCTTTGACTAGCTCACCTTCTCCTAGTAATAGATGATCGTTTATATCGTTACGATCTAGTCTTGCTATGGCAACCTTACCTCTTGGTAAGACTTCCATACATTTCTCTGCTGCCTTTTTCCCTGCGTCATCATTGTCAAAGCAAATAACTATACGACAAAAACTATCAAGCCATTTATAGTTAGCTGCTAAGTACTTGGCTGCTGATTGAACACCCGAAGGTATAGATACACATGGAAACTTATTACCCTGTATTTGACTAGCACTCATGCAATCAATCTCTCCTTCACATACAGTTAAGAAGACAGAACCATTACCTCCATGCTGTCTCCAAAGATGCTGACCCCATAGCTGTACCTTTGACATATCTCCTATCCATATAAACTTCTTATCTTGAAAGCGTATGTGCTGTGCAACATCATTACCTTTCTGATCTTTGTATGTAGCTACCTGTACTGGCTGCCCTCTGTATTCAGACATACCATAACCAAATAGTTCTGAAGTTTCTTTTGTGATTCCACGTTTAGGTAAAGCAATCGGTGTTACCTTCAACAGCTTTGGGTTTGGTTTGTATATAGGAATGATCTTGGTGGTCACTTTCTTTTCTTTTTTATTTGGGTAGTAGGTGTAGCCACAGTCCATAGTGAAGCAATGGTGGTGTCCATCATCAAAGACTGCACAGTTTTTTTTACCGCACTCAGGGCAAATTATTTTATTCTTGTATTGACTTTTCATTGAGATTACATTTGTGTTCTTGCAGGTCAACATCAACCCATTGCTTACCATTAAAAACTATCCACATTCTTCTGTAATCATCAAACATAAGACACCCTTCTTTCGGGTTTGGTGGTAAAGGATAACTAGGCATACCATTCAGTAGGAATAAATTTGTCACAGTATTGAAACCCATGTCTCGTACACCATTTGGCATACGAGATAGAGTTCTTGGCTTTTGATAGTTTGGTCTTGCTGTTTTGAAAACAGAACCTTATATCTAAGTCGGGTCTTGTCGCCTTAATAATAAGGTGTTTGCGTCTGTCTTCTTTTGAGAAGTAGCCCTTCGTTTCCACAATAAAATTGTTGAGGATAAAGTCAGGCCGATAGGTGCAAGTAATTTCATAGTCAACGCTGATAGTTTCATAAGTAAATACAATTTTCTTTTTGTTTAAGTTATCAGCAAACGAAGCTTCAAACTTACTTTTGTATTTAGAAGTCGGCTGCTGTTGACGCAGTACTTTTTTCTTCATAACTACTTGGTGGTGCTGCTTCAAAGTCTGGGCTGCCTGTCCACTCAACATGATTTCTAACTATGACTTGTAAAGGTTGGCATCTGATACCGACACCATTAGCACCTGCGTCATAGCCACTACACTTCATAGACATCTGCCCTTCTGTCATAGGACTAATCTTTTCGTACTCCTTCTTTTCTTCGTCTGACATAAGACGTAGTGGGTCTTCGTTAGCCCAGAAAGTAACAGGTGGATTAGTCCATACATCACCATTTTGTTTTACACCACCTGCCTTCTTACTTGTCTTGATGACTAGGTATTCATCTTCTAAGTAATAAGGAAGAGAAGGTTCTCCAAACTTATTTTTGGTAAGGGTAAACTTTCTATCTGGATAGTATTCTTTCAATGAAACTTTCCATCTTTCTAGTAGTTCTTCTAGCTGTGAGTAGATATGTTCTACTGCATCAACTTCTCTACCCATTTCATCTTTCATCATTGTGCCTTTTTTGATAAGACACTCTGCTTTATATTTCTTGACACCCTTGTACTCGTCAGGGGTAACAAGATATGAATACCTAAAGTTAGTAGGATTTGGTGTGACTATCTTAATAGTCTCTGGCTTGAGATCTTCCATGTTTGATACCTTGGTTTGGTTTCCGTTTTAATGCGTCTATAAAAGACGTTCCCTAACTATACCTTGATCTCTTGTTATGTAAATATATATGGTGCTGTCAACACATCTGTAATGTTATAGTCTCCCATATCTAGTGCGGCTGGTAACTTACTTGTATCACTTAATTGTTGTGTTGTTTGGTGGTATAAATTATCTAGATTGTTGTCGCTATAAATGTTAAAGAAACTTTGCTTTACACATTCGATAAACCTTTGAAGCTCACTTGCAGGGCTTCCATAACAGTCGTGGATAACGCAAAAGTTTTTAAGTCCATGCTTACTAGCTTCTACTAAACTCATGTGACAATGTGCCGCATCAAGACTATGAATATAATTACTAGGAAAACCCTGTGCCTGTCTGCGTTTATCAACCTTAGTAGTATCTGGTTCAGCAAGACTAAGCCTTACACTTGAGTTACTTAGTTTAGTCTTTACTCTTTTAACATCATTCTTGTAATAGTTCTGTTGTACAAGAAACCCTGATGGTGTATGCCAAGAGATAGGTTTGTTTTCTTTGTTGAAACATAACGCTGTAGTCTGTAAGTACTTCAATACTTCATAGCTTTCTGGGGTTACATACTGAACTGCCTGTTCAATCATGGTTGCAAGATAAAAATTATTCTTAAAATTTTTTGCGATAAAAACATCTTCATTAACAAAGTATCTTTCTATGTAG